GCATTCTTCCAGCACTTTGTCTTGAAGGAACAGAAGGTGCAAGTCTTGGGCATCAGGCGGTTGCCTGTCTCTACCTTCTGTCTGTCTATTGTAACTGTCTCAGGAACAGACTGGAACGGTACTTTGAATGGTGCATCATTGACGATTGCCTCGACACGTTTGTTCGCATCCTCTAGATATGCTTTGCGGTCTTCAGACTGTTCGCGGGGTGCCTCTACGAAATCCCACTCGCCTGTCGATTTGTTGATTACAATCCATCCACCAAAGCGTTTACCCTCTGACTCTCCATACAGGTGTCCCTGCATAACGTAACCAAATGGGTCATCTTCTTTGATAACATCATAGCCACCGCGCCCAGAAAACTTATTGTCGAACGACCACGGGCTTGCTGTCTTGATATCCCAGACTTCTTCTTCACCATCGATGTTCAAGATGATGTCCAGGGTTCCGTTGACGGTTTGCCCACCTAGTTCGAGGGAACACTTCTTCTGTTCCGCAACGACATCTAGGCCAGCAGCCCGCATCACAAGAATGGCGAATGCTTCTAAGAGGTCACCGGTTGCGAACCGCACAATATCATTGTAGGCAACGTCTTGTTTGTTGCCCTGCTTCTCAAGTTGTTGTTGACACAAGGGGCGACCAACACCGGACATACGAACCCGGTAATCACCACGGCTAGAGAACTGTTTCCGCATAGCAGCTTTACAATCCTCGCCAAACTGTTCTATCAGATGTTCGAGGCGAGAGGAGTCAATCTCCCCCCGCCCCGCTTTCTGTAGGAAGTCTTGGACTTCTACGAGTTGTAACATGACTAGCCAGCCAGACGATGTGACAGGTCAATGTCATCAGAAGAAGCAGTAGCTTTCTGTGCAGCTTTGTATTCTGCGAACACAGACTCGTTGTGTGCATTCACGGTGTCGGCAAAGTCCTTCATCAAAGCCTTATCACCGTCTTCCGTACCAGACACTTCCTTTACAAAGGCAAGCTTCGGTGTCCAGTAGACAACACCGCCGTTCTTCTGCTTCTCTGTGGTGAACTCAACCAACGCCTTGTGCATCAGAATCTTACGGTCTGTAAGCTGCTTCTGAATGAAGTCGTTGACCGGACGGTAACCAGAACGCTTGAAGTATGCCATGAACGGCATCTGCTCTACAGGTGCTGCAGTACCATCTGCATATGCTGCTTCAGGTGCATCGATGATTCCGTAGATTACCTGATTGCAGCTAACAGAGCGGCTCAACAAAACCCGTGGGTCATCTTGACTTAGTGCCTCTTCTTCTTGACGAGACAAACGACCACACTTGTTACCGCCTAGTGTGTCAGGAAAGTCCCCAGCTAGTTTGCGCTTCTGCACAGACTTGCAAGAAAACTTACCTTCTTCTTGATTCCACACTGACCACTCGAAGGTTCGCAGCAAGGGACGTACAAAAACCTTGTCTGCATATACAGGTGCAGAACCGTTCCAGATGCGCCATGCACCGCGTCTTAGCAATGTGCCATCATCTGTCTCTGTATCGTAATTAATATTTAGTCTAGGCAGACCAATCTTCGGCTTGTTGTTTGGGTCAGCCTGTCCACTCATTTCCATGAGGGCTTCTTCGTTACCTGACTCGAATGCAGTCAGGAAGGTGTTCATTTCATCATTCAACATTTGTAGTTCATTGCTCATGTTGTTTCTCCTTAGATGAGCGTTAAGCGTAAAGGGATTATACAGTAAGTACTTCTTCCAAGTCAAGCCAGTTTTTACCCATTTTTAGTTCGATACCAACTGGCATATCATAGGTAATCCCATACCTATTCTTTGATTCCAACGGGATAGCTAACATACATTCAGCCATCACGTCAATACATTTTTTTTCCTCGCTGGGATACACATCCATGACGATGGAATCGTGAACCGTGTTGCAGATAACCGAACGCAAGTTCAGTTCGCGAACTCGTTTGTCCAGCATAATCAAGGACATAGGCAGAAGGTCAGCAGTTGCAAACCCCTGAACAGGATAGTTGCAGATTGCAGTCCGGTCTGTTGCTGCACCCCAATCAGTCCACCTTGCATGAGGAAAAGCGTATTGCCTGCCCGAAGGAAGCTGGATGTACTTCTTTGTTACGGCATGTTTCTGAAGGAACTCATGCCACTTGGTAACATTGTTATACTTTTCCTTGAACGCATTGTAATATCGTTTCTGGTCATCTGTACCCGACACACCACCATAGAGTGGCTTGAAGGTGTGAGCCTTGGCATCTTGCCGCGAACACCCTATGACACTGGCAGTATAGCTATGCACATCTGTTCCGGCATCCACATCAGTCTTGATGCCCTCATCATCCGCAAGGAAACCAGCCACTCTAAACTCTAGCTGGGCGTAGTCACCTTCGAGGATTGACCCACCCTCGAACCGGCTTTCAACAGCCCGCCTGATAATAAAGGTAGTACCTCGTGGCATGTTCTGGAAGTTCGGGTTGCGAGACGATAGACGACCTGTTGCCGTAACACATTGCATGAACTCCGTGTGGATAAACCCCTCACCATCCATGTTGTTTTCCATACCCTCGACAAACGAACGAAGGTAAGTTCGAACAGCACTGTACCGGATGTAAGCTTCTGCGAACTCACGAGCCTCACCCCGCAGGGATGTGAACATACTTTCCAAAGTTTCCTTATCTGTTTTGAAACCGGCAGCAGCCACATCGTAGGGGTCACGAGGAACTAACTTGAACCCCGCAACTTGACCTGTCGATGTATAGCGCACACCAGCCCCCTGACAGGGCTTACAGATTCTGATAGCCTTACCTAGCGTTCCGTCCTTCTTGCGGGCTGTATAACGCCCCACGCCCCCGCAATCGGCACATTGACTACCACGGGTCTTGAACAGTACATCCGTCTCGTTCACAACGTTGCGTTTGAAGTCGGCACGGCTCATCCGTGTGCGGCGTTTTGGTTTGCGTCCTGCACCGCGAATTTCGTGACCCAAGTTAAACAGACCAGCCCAGCGGGACTTGTCCTTTACCTTACAGGAATAGAACAGCTTGGAACGGTCATCTGGACTGTCAAGGTTGATGGGGGTGTCACCCATAGCTTCCGCAGCCAGTTCTTGTAGCCGCCGTTCGAGGGTAAACAGTTCATCCTCGTATTCGCGGCGAATGTCAGACAATGTTTGTCTATTAATCTTGATGCCGTTCCGTTCGATACGGGACAGCACATCTGTCATCTCAAGCGACAGACGCAAAGTGGGCAAGAGTGTTTGGTTGTTCATTGAATAGTTCCTCAAATGTAGTGCCAAAGGCTTCGAGTTGTGCAAGGGCTACTTGCTCTGTGGAAATGACATCAGCCTTTCCATACGTTTCTATTATTTCCCAAGGTATGTCGTAGAAGGTCTTGCCTTCCTTAAAATACGGCGCAACGAGGTCTTTCTCTTTTTGCACATCACTATACTTTTCTGCAAGAGCAGCAAGTGAAAGAGGCCACCTCTGGGAGCGGGCAAGAATATATTCTGCAACCATTGTATCATATACGTGTCCCTCATAAACGAACCCGCAATCGCGAATCCAAGATAAATCAAACTTTATGTTTTGTCCCACAACCACGTCGGCTTTGTCAAGAGCAGCTTGAAACAGTTCGAAGGCGAACTCATGCGGTTCGCGAACACTGTGGTAGTAACAGTGATAGTGAACGTGTGGCTCACCCAACCACTTGTAACCATTTGAAACTAAAGAGTTTCCGAAGTATGGCAAGGCAGTTGTCGAACCATTGGCTTTGGGTTTGTGGGTTGTTTCCACGTCGAAGGTCAAGACATTCATTAGTAATATACCCCCCGCTGCACATCAATGTGGCTAGTAAACATACCGTGCCAACCATTGAGTTTGTTCTTTGAAATGCAGATGTGCCGTGTGGTGTTCTCTTCTTCTGACGTACCGGTCTTGCCGATACCGATGATTACATCTGCCTCACCAGCCTTGCCGGTTCGCGAACCGTCTAGCATAGCATAGTCGATGAACTGCCTGTCATGTGCCTCAAAGCTTGCCTGACTAACTGACCACACCAGTAGTTTGTTGCGCTTGGCAATCTCACGAGCCACGACATATGTTTCCTTTAGGCGTTCATCCCCACGGTTGAACTCACCAGATACCTTGAACTTGTCTAACTGGTCACAGAACATTACATCCGGTTCGTTTAGCTGGGCGTACTCGTTCAGTTCTTCCATCGATGTGCCAACCGAATCCATCACGGTAAGATATGGTGCAATCTCTTCTGCGTAACGATGGGACAAGGCATCCGCACCCGCAGACATTTCCTCTCGTGTCAAGCCAAAGAAACTTTGGATAATTCTTAGCTTAATCTTTTCTGCCGGTTCCTCGTTCGCCCAATAGACTACCTTATGTTTTTGCTTGACGTAACTAGCTGCAACAAAGGCACAGAAGGTTGTCTTACCCACTTCGGGGCGGGCAAATATAATTCCAAGGTTACCTCTGTCCATACCGCCAAGGTGTTCGCTCATTAAATCCCAAGTGAATGGAAAGTCTGGTTCGCCAACTTCTTCTTCCATTAGCTGAACAAAGTCTTTGTCCATTTCACTGTAGGTTGTCTTGTCGGACATGCGACCATCTTCGACCATATCAATAAGGGTCTTGAGTTCACCAAAGTGTTCGGACTCACCAGTGAAGATGGCAATAGCCTTCTCACCAATCTGCCTTGCACGGTCACGAACCCAGAAGTTCTTGGTCACGTCTAACTCTAGGTCACCTGCTTCACTAACGTGTTCGCTAAGTTGTGTAATGATATCAAACACTTCTTGCTTTGCGCTGTTAGGCATTGCAGGGTTCCTGTCCATGAACAGGGAATCCAACTGGTCACGAGATAGGTTCGTTCCGTAATTCTTGTGGGCATAGGTAATTGTATCGAACAGGGTGGCATACCGTCCCTCGAACATATCACGAGTGACAATGTTCTTTACCCTGTTGTAGAAATTGTTATTTAAAAGAAACCCCAGAACCTGTAGTTCAATAGAGGTATTTCTTGAAGGTTGTGATTCGTTCATCATCTGTCATGTCTTTCACATCTTTGTTTAAAACAACTAAACTTGTTGGCCTTATGGCCTGCATTCTGCGAACCATTTCGAGGGCTTTCTTTGTAGCGTCCTTGTCTAATGCAACGAGCAATCTATCATAACGTCTCAAGGTTGACAAGTGGCTATCCTGTAAGTTGGTTCCCAAGAGGGCTACCCCCGAAAGAAAACTAGATACACTGCAAGCACTAGCACAGTCTTCCAGAACAACACCGACACGGTTAGTTCCGCAGACGAAAGGATTACCTGATTTTCCATATCTCCACCATTTTGGTTTGGCATTAACTAAACTACGACCAGCAGCATCAACGGTTCGTCTACCATCTTTAATCAGGTAAACAACACGGTTCATTCTGAAGTCATAACGAATATCGACACGCCCCGCAAGGTACGCATCATAGGCATTGACCTGTTTCAAATATCGCACGGCTTCTTCACTGCGCGACACAGGGACAATAGTATCGGGAAGCTGGAACTCCGGTTCGCAAAGTGGTTCGCGAACTGGTGTTGTCTTTCGCAACAGGGGATGGTATGGTGTGTCACTTCTGATTCTAAAACCAGTACGCCCGCGAACCCCGCAGTCTGCATGAAAGCAAAACCATAGGCGTTCACCATTTGTATCCGAAACACTAAACGTATTCTTCTTGCCGCAAGCTGGGCAGTCCATCCGCAGACGACCTTCCGATGCTATTGACAAACCGTTCACATAATCTTTCAACCAAGCTGTCATGGGCTTCTCCTATGCCCTGACAAATACCCCACAATAAAAATCGTGTCAATAGCATTTTTTTAGTTGACGAACACTTGACAGCCGTGATACGCATTATGAACAGTAACCATACAGGTAAACCTATTATGAATAAAATAATTAAAATAAACCCTATAGCTAAACTATTAGGAGATAGTAAATATAAGAATAAAACTATTCCGAATAAAAAGAAATCTAAATTAGATAAACTAGCAAAGAAGGAACTTATTGATGGGAAGACCAGCAAAGATACCTGAACCGACAAAGACATATAGTTTGTTGATGTCTGTTGAACAATATGAAAAAGTAGCAGGACACGCTGCACGATTGCAAAAGAAAAGCTTGGAGCAAGTCAGTGCAGGTGATTTAATTCGTGACGCAATTGAACTTTACGTTGAAGCATTGGATGAAGATAATGACCCAAACATCTCTACAGACTAAGAAACCTACCATCGAAGTATGGCAACGCAAAGACGGTTCGTGGATTGTCAATGCACCTGTCTCATCTGTTCGAATCGGAGAGACTGACCGCGAACTGGTGAAGAAAAAAGATTGTGTAGATTACTTACTGGACATTTCCGTGTTCGTGGGAAAAAGTGAAAATGATTGTAAAAAGTGGCTTGACAAGAACCGTCAAGTCTTGGTAAAACTAGGGACACCTTACGAAGTAGTTTAGTAGTAAGGTTGAACAGGGGGAGTGGTTACCCTTTGTTTCCTTGGTTGGTTGGGAAGCGAGGTCAGATTTATTTCTGGCCTCGTTTTTTTTTGTTGACACCCCTTTTTGTTTCCGATATTGGTTATATATCAACAGCCGATGGAGAAATGAAATGGCTAGAAAACAGAAGACTGAATGGGAACTAACCAGAGAAAATCGCCTCGAAATTTGGAAGAAGCTTTCCCCAAAACAAAAGGGGGCTTTGAAAGAAGTACAGAATGCGTGGCATGAGTTGCAATGTAGCTATCGCGAACTTTGCCATCCCACGTTCGATGATATCGTTAAGATGGATGATGCTTATCATCGTCTTGCCCAATCCCTGATTGAAGAGTAGGAGGAAACCGATGGCTACAAAACTAACCCACGCAGAATATGCAGCTAAACACACAGAGATATTTGCTCGTATGTCTGCAAACTTTCTAGCCACCCCACTACCCAGCGATTGGGATACATGGAACGAGGAAAAGCTAGATAACTTTCTCAGTGACAACCACTGGCAACCGTTCGAGTATTGGGATGTCAACGATGTCTATGAGTTGATTGACCAGCTAACGATTGACGTTATGAACCTGATGGGATTGGAGATGAGCCGTGACTAAACGAACTTGGGAAGTTAAGGTAGAAGCAACGACAACTCGTGAAGTTATTGTCCACGCTAACACAGAGTACGAGGCATGGATATTGGCACAGATAGAAATGCAAGGCTTGGTGGGTGGAGAAAACACCCAAGTTATATGGGCAAAGGAGATAGCGAATGGCTAATCCTTCATGGTATGTAATCCAACATCCGTTCACCCGACCAAGTGTCAGCAACCCCTATCCATCCAGTTCGTTTGCCCTAGATGCAGCCGACAAGATACACGGTGAAAGACTGCGCCGCGTGAAGGTTGCAGACAACGAAGTCTGGATTGGTGGAATTATTGTTTGCAGTCGCAAGAAAGCTATGGCATACAAGTTCAAGATAAAAGATTGGCAGGGAAGATATTATGAGCAATAGAGGTAGTTATAAGGTTCGTGTTCGCGTTACTACTGAACGTGAAGTGATTGTCGAGGCTGACGGTTTTGATGAAGCTGAGATAAAAGCACTGGTAGAGGCAGTAGCCCTAGTCGATGGGTACGATGCCGAAGTTCTTTGGGCGGTGGAACATGGAAGCCTTAGTGATTGGGAGAAAAAAGATGACTAAGATTGTAGCTGGAATTGAATATTACAATGCCGTTGTTCCTGAATTTAATAGCAACGGTTGTCCCGACCTATTAGGCTGGGATGAAGCGATGCACAACAAGCTAGATGATGAACGAGATGTCTGGGCAATCTTTCACGATAAAAAGATAGCTGAACTTTGCAGACCTGTCATGGCGGATTTCTTCGACAAGCACCACAAAGACAACTACGATGAGTTTACATCTGGTGAGCCGACCTTTGTTTTTGAGACAGAACGTGAAGAAGCTTTCGGAGAAGCAACTCTAGATTGGTTCTGGAATGATGTTATTGGTGATTGCTTTGATTACGATTTGTGGGCAGACAAGGATGGTAACGTCTTGGACGCAGATGGAAAGCCGTTTGACTGGGATAGCGAGGGTTATCGCAAACAGAAACCGTCATTCAAAAACTACCTAGTTGCATGTGAGCGACACTTAGCTTACGATTTTGAACACGCGATTCGCCCTGTTGATTGTGCCGCTGAACATTTCGTTAGTTGGTTGCAGCAAGACCAAGAAAGATTAATTGAGTTAGGAAGGGAACTTTACAATGACCTATACTACCAGACATTCGGTGACTAGAACCTGTCTCGCCTGTGATGGTGACGGCATTGCCGAATACGACAAACCGGTCACAGACTTTGCGAACGGTGGCTGGATAACTAGCACCTATGGTAAGTGTGATGTTTGTGATGGGGAAGGTGACCTACACGTTCTATCTGAATTTACCAGCTTGGACATGATGCTGTTCTTAAATGAGGTAGCTAAAATCTTAGAAGATGCCGACATAGTTGACAGCATGTTAGATGACATATATGGTCACGTTAAGGACGCAAGAGATAAGGTGCGTGAATACATTAAATTTCATGGTTACGATGGAGACGACAGATGATAACGCTTAACCTACCAAAGGAACAAGTCAACGCCATACTGGTGCCACTTGACACTGAAATTGATTACATATTTGATACACACGGCAGACCTGATTGGGAAACATTCCCTGAGTTTGCTGCAATGCTGATGGCTTACTACACGACACGTTGCAAGTTCGAAGAGGCCAAGACACAAGTCGAGGATTTCTAAATGAGCGACATTTCACTTATCTTAAAGTACATCATAGATTACGGTAACGCTGGTCTTTTACCTAACCAAGACGGTAACGGTGGTGAGGTGTATGAAACGGCGTTGCGTATCAGGAAAGAATTAGATGAAGTATATGAAGGCATTTCAAAAATTCGTGTATTTCAACCCGAAAGGAAAAAACATGGGTAAAGTAAAGGCTTGGGCAATGCAGCTAGAAGAAGACTTCTGGTATCTTGCCAATAGTAAGATAGGCAACTGCGAGTTCTTTGGGGAGTTCATGCAAGAGATGGAACCGCACCGCGATTTCTTGGGCTTGCACAACGACAGAGAATATGCTGATATGTTGCGTGAAGCTTGGGACAACTACTGGAGTAAGTACATATGACAATCGGATTTCAAGAAGAATTGCCCCTCAACCACGAACCTAGCCTAGACCACTGGGCTAAGAGACAAGCAGACCACGATGTTGAGACTGGTTATCATAGCAACTGGGATTATGCCTACGAACAAGCATGGCATGGCTTAGACGCTGAGTTTAATTATAGTTATATATGAGGCAGAAGATGAGAACCGCTTGGGAGTGCCGCCACACATTAGCATATGTTTCGACAAGCGCAATCACGCCACGATACCCCAACGCGGCAAATGACCCACGCCTGACAAACACGGCTGACAAATACTTCACGCTAAGAAGACAAATCCGTGACAAAGAGTGGAACCGCGAACCGGTGACAAACGCAGAACGTGACAAATTAGCCACATTAAAGCGAGCCTTGAACGATGACAAACACTACACGCCAAACTTTTGACAAATCGCCCACGCTAAAACGTGACAAACCAACCACGCTAAACCCTGCGTATCGTTGCGATGATTGCGGGGAACCGGCGATGGTTCGCGAACTGGCGGGGCTGTCCTGTCCGAAATGCTATCTAAAAAAACAGGGGCAGCAAATAAAAGGGCTTGACCATGCCGGTTACTATCCTTAATGGTAGGTAATCAATTAACCAAACGAAGGAACCCGAACCGATGAACCATTCAGTTTTAAAAATATCCAAGATGACCGGCAAGCTTGCAGGCTTTCACGCAATCAGCACTAACACGCTAACAAATGATTTTTGCAAGAAGATGTATAGCAGCGGCAAAACAGATTTAATCTGCACTAAATGCTATTCAATGGAAATGTTGCAAGGGTTGCGGAAAAACTGTGCGCCAGCTTGGCAGCATAACAGCGACATTTTATCAGGCGGAATAATCCCCGCCCATATGTTGCCAAATATTCTAGATGCCTTTTTCCGTTTTTCCGCCCATGGGGAATTAATAAATGAAACGCATCTAGAAAACTTAAACCGCATTGCCGAATATAATCCGCATTGTACTTTTGCGCTTTGGACTAAACGAAAAGATATTGTCCAGAAATACTACCGGCATAATAGAAAGCCTGAAAATATGATATTGATTTACAGCAACCCAACAATCAATCGCGTCATGGATAACGTGCCTGAGTTTTTCGACCGAACTTTTAACAATGTAGAAAAGCATTTTAAAGGGATTGAACAGAACTGCACTGGGCAAAAATGCCGCGATTGCCTGCTTTGCTATACAAAGGGCAATGGTGTTACCCAAATTGTTGAAGCGGTCAAATGACAAATCAACCACGCTAAACTTTTTCTTGGGGCTAGTATGTTACCTGCAGTGTTCTTGGTGGTTCGGGGGGACTGGGTGCGGTATTAGCAAAGGGTGTCGCGAGTCGCGGGGCGGCATCCATTTTATTTATCTATTTTTATTGTTGACCGATTCGGCGGGCGGTGGCATAAACAAATCAAGGCTGGTAGCAAATACCATGCCAACAACCAATAGAAGGAATAACCAACCATGTTTGATTTAGTACCTAATGAAAGCCCGACCGGATTTGTTAATCGCGGTAGCGGCACCTATACGTTTGAACATAACGACCCTGCAAACGTCGATTTGTTCAACCAGCTTGGAGCGGTTCGCAAAATCCCCATTGAAGCTTTACGCCAGACTGTTGAGGGTTCGACCATGATTGAGGAACCTGTCGCCATGCCGAACTATTCGGCTTTACAAAATAAGGCGACCGGTGATGTTTTGGACGTTGCCCCAATAGGCCGCTCTTATAGACTGGAACCCCACGACCGGCTATTTGCAAAACAGGCGCATTTACTAGGCGAATCAGATTTGCCGCTTGGTGATGTTTCCGTTGTTGACCGGCTCTATGAAGGCGGGCTTCGAGCGCATCGCACTATTCACTTTAACGACCTGCAAACGACCGTAGGGGATAGCAGCGACCTTGTAAGGTGCCGCATGGATATTTTTAACAGTGTTGATAAATCTTGGTGTTTTCAGATATTCAGCGGCGCATATCGTGACTTGTGCCGCAATACCTTGGTTTTCGGCGGGGAAAAATCCTATCAACAAAAAGCAAAGCATACCAAGAATCTGAGTGTTGAAGCCATGATAACCAAGGCGGGCGTCTCTCTTGATATGTGGACAAGCCAGCGCGAACAAATGCGGGCTTGGCAGGGTTCGCGGCTGTCTGATGAGCAATTCGCGAACATCCTGAAAGAAACCATTTGTGCAAAGACTGGGCGAGCAGTAAAAGCCGGTGTTCTTGAGGGTGTCAACGAACGCCTAATGAACGCTCTTCTTTACATGTTCGACAAGGAAAAGCCCGAACTGGGCGGGACAATGTGGGCGGCCTATAATGCCCTAACCCACTGGGCAACTCATACGAATGAGACCGTCACCAATCTTGAAACCGGCAAGGAATACCAGACCGGCAAGAAAACGGCCAAGGTCTATGATGTGCAGCGCAAGCGAAATGAACAGGTTGCCAGCGTCTTGAATAGTGACGCTTGGTTGTCGGTGGCAGCATGACGTTGCTTGAAATCGTGATGCTTGTTTGCATCTTGTTTGGGATATGAACCATGGAAGCCCTTTATGTAATTTATCGCAGCCTGACCGTACTGTTGATAATCTCTATAATATATGCGGTCTTTATTGCTTAAACCAACCAACGCCCCGAGGGGCAGAAAGAACCACAAAATGACCAAATCAATTGAAACAATCCGTGCATCACTTGCTAATGACCTTGTTGACGCTGAGTCTGCTATTCGTGCCGATGAGCGGGAAAAGGCCACAGAAGAGGCAACCCGCATCTGGCGCGGTTACGTTGCCGAACTAGAAGCCAGTTATGCCAAGCGCGAAAAGGAAAAGGCCGAAAAACTGTTGCGGATATTTGAAGACCGCAGCGGGGAAGATACCAGCCGCGAACAGCCAGCAAAGCCCGCGAACAACTGGCATAGGATGGCAGCGCGGCATCACCGGCTTGTTGCGGAACTAAAGCGCGGGTATCAATCGGTGCCGGTGCTTGCTGGTAACCTTGAGTGTAAGAAACAGAGCATTTACGCAATGCTAACCACCTTGAAAAAGAACGGTTACACAGTCCAGATTCACCACCTTGGCAGCCGTCAAGCAGGCAGATACATGAAGATTTACCGTATCCCTGCGTAACTTTGCGAACCCATGGGGCGGGGTTGTTTCCTCCCTTACCCGCTCCAGCCTTGCCCCCCTTGCCCTAGTCGGCGGGGGGGTTTTTTTATGCCGGTTATATTAAAAGGGGATAACCGGCGGTAATCCCTTGGGGTTTTGGGTTTGGAATTGCAGCGAGATTGCTATCATTTACCAGACCGACAGCCCACCCCACAACAAACAAGCATGACAAATCAACTACACGGGCGCGGGCGGGCGCGGGTTCGCTATGGGGTTTCCCATGTGTTCGCGGGGTTTGGCTTATGTTCGCGGGGTTAGGGTATCGGTGATTGAGACAAACAAGATAAAAATATGGCTCGTGCGCGGGTACGCAAGGGTCACCCCACCCCCCCTGCATTTGCTATGCAAACCCGACATATTTTTTCTACTTTTTAGGTTATCGATATGGTTAATTTGCGAACCTCTGGGGGAACCGGAGTTGCCCCAAAGAAAAACCCCCCGCTGGGCGAACCAACAGGGGGACCATTCATGTAACTTTGCGAACCATTGGGGGGAAACCGGGGGGCTTGGGTGTGTATAGGGTTTACCCCGGCAGGACTAGGTCCTATGGTAGCGTCATTTTCCGCATTTGTCAACACCTTTTTTTCATTTTTGGTTATTTTTTAGTAAACCACGTGAAAAACGGGTTGACACCGGTTCCAAAACCCACCATAATACAGGGGTATGCCACATGTTCGCGGGAGAACACCATGTTCGAAGCTGTCTTACTAATATGTTTAGCTGCAGCACCCCAAGAATGTGTTGAGTTGAGCGACACACGAGGTCCCTACGCCAGTAAACCTGACTGTATGCGTCGTGTTGACGAAATGGCAGAGTTCGCCACGGGTGCAAACCTGTTCGAACTAAACATAAAATGGAAGTGTACAAATACAAAAGGTACACCAACGTAAATCCCCATGAATTTACTACCCCAAACGAATAAAAAAGCTGCCCTAACTGAAAAGCAGGAGCAGTTCCTAGACGCTCTGTTCGAAAACAACGGCAATATGACCGTTGCTGCCGAACTCGTGGGATATTCCCCTAAGTCAGTTACGTGGCTCAAGGAACGGTTGGCTGATGAGATTATAGAGCGTACCAAAGTCATGTTAGCGGGCCACTCCTTGTCAGCCGCGAACAAGTTGGCAAGCCTCGTAACGGCCCCTGATATCGAACGCGGGGACGAACTGCGGATGAAAGCAGCGGAAAGTATCCTGAACCGCGTCGGCATAGCCAAACAAGAAACAATGAACCACAACGTACAGGCAATCCACGGGGTTGTCCTGTTGCCACCCAAGAAAGAAGTGGTTATCGATGCGGAGTGATAAAGAAATATTAAAGATTGCGATGGAAAACGTCAGCAACTTAACGAATAAAGAATATGAGCGGTACAAGGTACTGCAAACCAAAACGGTTCGTGAACGATACGGTAAAGCCTTTGGTGGCATGGTTCGCGGCAGGAAAGCCAACTATACTATATAGAGAAGGAACGAGACTATGGGAATGTTTGACAACATTGGAGACCAGCTATTAAACAGTAGCAAGGGTATGAAGCCTCCGTCAGAAGATGTAATGGAACAATACAAGGCATTTATAAAAACCTTGAGTCCTGAACAAAAAAAAGCAGAGCGCACAAAGCTAGGCAGCATGGGCAGTATAGCTAGAAATAAGTTTATTAAAGAACGTGTTCGTCGCTTTAACAGTGCTACTACTAAAGAAGTAGAAAATATGGGCGGTCAAAATAAAGAAGGCGCACTAGCCAAGGGCGGCAAAGTTCGCGGCTACGCATACGGCACCAAAAAGGGCGGTGTGAAGAAGATGTCTTCTTGCCGTGGTCGCAAAGCAATGGGCAATAAGGATTAAGGTCATGGAATCTGCATATCAGGCCACAAAAGACTTCTTTACTGATTTTACTAAAATGAGTAGAGAACAAGCTTATAATCATCTTTCTCGTGTATATGGAGATGATAAAGATGATATTGCTGCTGGATTAAAAATGTGGGACAAAGCAAACAAAAAAGAAAGCCGTGGGCGTTCAGCATCAGCCAGTTCAGAAAAGCCATAGGTATACAGTGGCCCCACGCAAAAGAGTTCTAGTCCCCCCGAACCCAGAAGACTTAGGCAAGGTCGGAAGACCTAAGAAAAGACCCGGTGAATCAAAAACCACGCACAATATAAGTGACAGGGAACGTGCGCGGCGTTCCGTACAGATGAAGTTGCGGAATGCAAAGAAGCAACAACAGCGAGAAGAAACCCGTGTTGCTCGCAAGCGCAAAAAGGTCAAGGACCTGACTACCGCTGCCAAGAACATTGAAAACGCCATGAACGGCAACAAGACCCGCGTTATAGACGCTGGTGATTTAGACGTACTACCCAAAGCCGTAACGGACCTAATTGATGACACGCCTATTATATTCAAACCTAACGAGGGGCCTCAAGAAGATTTCCTTTCTGCCCCTGAACAAGATGTACTCTATGGGGGAGCCGCTGGCGGAGGCAAGTCGTTTGCTCTACTTGCTGACCCCCTACGCTATTGTCACAATGCTAATCATCGTGGACTTCTTCTCCGCCGCACGTTAGACGAGCTAACCGAACTCATCGACAAGTCGAAGCAGCTATACCCCAAGGCTTTTCCCGGAGCCATCTTCCGTGAGTCAAAGTCAACGTGGGTGTTCCCGTCTGGTGCAACCATGTGGTTCACCTATCTCGACAGGGACAAAGACGTTACCCGTTTTCAGGGACAGGCGTTCAACTGGATTGGCATAGATGAAATAACCCAATACCCAACGAGTTACGTTTGGGACTATCTTCGTTCCCGTCTACGTTCTACAGACCCTGAGTTACAGACAAACCTGACCATGCGCTGCACAGCGAACCCCGGTGGTGTTGGCGGCTGGTGGGTTAAGAAAATGTACATTGATGCCCATGAACCCAACAAGGCGTTCGGGGCCAAGGACCTAGAGACAGGCCGTACTTTCGTGTGGCCTGAAAATCACCCAAAAGCAGGTCAGCCTCTGTTCTACCGCAAGTTTATCCCAGCACGGCTGACAGATAACCCCTTCCTGATGGCAGATGGTCAGTACGAGGCCATGCTTCGGTCACTCCCAGAAGTCGAGCGTAGACGACTTCTCGAAGGGGATTGGGATGTGGCAGAGGGAGCGGCCTTCCCAGAGTTTTCGAGGACACGACATGTGGTCGAACATTTTGACCTTCCCACGAACTGGCCCCGCATACGAGCCGCCGACTACGGCTACTCGTCGCCGTCGTGTGTTCTGTGGGGTGCTATTGACTGGGATAACAATATTTGGGTTTATCGCGAATTATACGTAAAACACTTGACAGCAGAACAATTAGCTGATAAAATATTAGAATGTGAAGAGTTAGACCCTACACCACACTACACGGTCTTGGACTCTTCCTGCTGGAACAAAACCGGATTCGGACCTTCTATCGCAGAAACTATGATGAGGTCCGGGGTTAGGTGGACTCCCTCAGACCGCAACCGTCTTCAAGGAA